ATTCATTTGAAGCTGAAGAAGGATGTAATGATGACTTGGCAATGTGCTTAGTAATATATGCATGGTTGGTTGCCCAGGACTATTTTAAAGAATTGACAGACCAAGATGTAAGAAAGCGTCTTTATGAAGAGCAGAAAAATCAGATAGAACAAGATATGTCTCCTTTTGGTTTTATATCGGATGGTTTAGATGAAAATAGTTTTGTTGATAATGATGGAGATAGATGGTTTACTGACGAATATGGAGATCGCGCTTATATGTGGGAATATATGTAATGGATTTAGATAAACAAATTAAATTAGGACACCTATTATTAACTGATAGAAAATGTAGGGTATGTGGAGAAATGAAAAATTTAATAGGAGAATTTTACAGAACAAGAAAGGATAGGGGCCCAGTTGCATCTTCTTATTCGTATGAATGTAAGGATTGCACTATAAAAAGAATAGTAACTAATAGAATAACAACTAAAATTTTTGATAAATGGGAATATCCTGATTGGTGATTCTGTTTACGTCATGTTTCCTCCCACCAAAAATGCTCTTTTAATAAATATTTTTAGTTAATCTGAGATTTACGGAGAAAAACATGGCAACTCCTCAATTATCTCCCGGAGTATTGATTAGGGAGGTTGATTTAACAGTAGGAAGAGCTGATAATGTTTTAGATAATATTGGAGTGATGGCAGGTCCTTTTACTAAAGGACCTGTTGATGAGGCAATTGATATTACGACAGAGCAAGAACTTATTAAGGTATTTGGGAAACCATTGAGTCTTGATGGTCAGTATGAGTACTGGATGAGTGCATCTTCTTTCCTCTCCTATGGTGGAGTAATGAAGATTGCAAGAACCGATAGTAATGAAGTGGGTACTCTTGTAAATGCAAACGCCAAGAGAGTTAGAACTGGTGAGATTAGTGGGATTGGCAACACTACCAATTCAGTTGGTTTTGGGACAACATCTTATACCGAGGGCACTTATAATATAACGGAGACATCATATACCACAAGTGGAACAGGAACTGGTGCAGTTTTTTCAATTTCTGTTTCGGGTATTAGTTCAGTAACTACTACTATTGTAAATGGTGGGGTAGGATTTAAAGTTAATGATACGATTACAATTCCAGGAACTGCATTAGGTGGAGTTGGTATAGGAACTACAGTAACAACTACTTTTAATATTACTGACATTTATACTACAGGCGGCATTTCAACTGTCGGTAACGCAACTCTCAAAATTAAGAATTTTGATGATTATCAAGCAAACCACTCCGATGGCATTGCTGGTTATATCTGGGCAGCAAAGAATCCAGGTTCTTGGTCAAACAATCTCAAAGTTTGTTTTATTGATGATAGGGCAGATCAAATTTTAAGTATTGGATCTACTCTTGCATCAACACTAACTGCCCTTACGGGCGGAGTTGCAGATGGTATTGGTGTTGGTGTTAGTGTTGCATTAAATGGAGTTGTAATTCCCGGTATTGGAGCAACCACATCATTTACAGGATATCTCAAAGGTATTGTTACTGGTGTTCAAGATGATGCAGTTGATGTTAAAATTGTAGGACGTGTTTCTTCAGGATCAAGTACTATTGTTCCGGTCGATTATAAAATAAAAACTCAATATGCATCATTTAGACCAGGAAATGTTTTAACTTTTACCGATGATAGTGGTTCAGTAATTGGAGTATCAACTTTAGGATCTGGAGCAACTGCAGTTAAGGACTGGTATGATCAACAAACACTTGGTCTTACAAATGGAGGAACTGTATATTGGAGATCCATCGCACCAAAACCAGGAACAACCCAATATGCTGCTGATAGAAATAGTAAGAGTGATGAGATGCACGTTGTTGTTGTAGATGATGATGGAACAATTACCGGTGTACAAGCAAACTTACTTGAGAAGCATGTTGGACTTTCTAAGGCAGCAGATGCAGTTTCATCTGTGAATTCTCCGACAAGAATCTGGTGGAGAGATTACATCGCAAGATATTCAGATTATCTTTATGTCGGAGACAATCCTTCAGATGAATCAACCAATGAGCAAATATCTCCTACTGCATTTAGTGCAACCGAATTAAATTCTCCTATCACAGATGCGGAAGGACTCTGGGATCAAGATGCTCAAGATGTCAAATTTACAGCTCTTGGAAATGCAACTTATACTTTAACTGGCGGAGTAGATTATTCTACTGATTCTCCGGGAGAAACTGGAACCATGACTGCTGGTTTGGGCGAATTAATTACTTCATACAATTTATTCTCTAATGCTGATGAAATTGCTGCCGATTATTTAATTATGGGCCCAGGACTTGGCAATAAATTTGAGTCGCAAGCAAAGGCAAATCATCTAATTTCAATTGCCAACCAGAGAAAAGATTGTGTTGCCGTAATTTCTCCACATCGTACAGATGTTGTTGATATTACAAGTACAGATACTCAGACAGATAATATTTTAGAGTTCTTCTCTCCACTTTCATCTTCATCATATGCAGTTTTTGATAGTGGGTATAAGTATACATATGACAGATTTAATAATAAATTCCGATACATTCCATGCAATGCGGATATTGCCGGTTTGATGGTAAGAACAAGCATCACTGCTTATCCTTGGTTCTCTCCAGCTGGTCAGCAAAGAGGAATTCTAAACAATGCAATTAAACTTGCATATAACCCGTCAAAAGCTCAAAGAGATCAACTTTATCCATTAAGAATTAATTCAATTATTAATCAACCTGGAGTTGGAATTCTTCTTTATGGCGATAAAACTGCTCTTGGATACGCATCTGCATTTGATAGAATTAACGTTCGTCGTCTTTTCCTTACAGTTGAACAAGCACTTCGCAGAACTGCTGAGGCACAACTATTTGAACTCAATGATGAAATTACAAGAGCGAACTTTAAAAACATCGTCGAACCATACCTTCGCGATGTTCAAGCAAAGCGTGGATTATATGGGTTCTTAGTTGTATGTGATACATCAAATAATACTCCAGATGTTATTGATAACAATGAATTTAGGGCTGATATTTATCTAAAACCAACAAAATCTATCAACTATGTAACACTTACTTTTGTTGCCACCAGAACTGGAGTAAGTTTTGAGGAAGTTGCTGGCACAGTTTGATTCTAAGATTTAATCAAAAAAAAGGAGGACCAAAAAAATGGCAAACTTAAGAACAATCACTCAATTTAGATCAGCACTTCAAGGTGGTGGTGCTAGACCAAATCTTTTTGAAGTTAGACTAACAAATCTACCAACTGCAGCTGGTGGGGCAGAATGGGATGCAAATGGTTTTGAATTTTTATGTAAGGCGGCCGCCCTGCCAGCATCAAACATTGCGTCAATTGATGTTCCTTTTAGAGGAAGAACCTTTAAGGTTGCTGGTGACAGAACTTTTGATGCTTGGACAGTTACTATTATTAATGATGAGGATTTCAAATTGAGGAATGCAATTGAAGCGTGGATGAATGGTATCAGTAAGTTGGATAATAATTCTGGTGCAACAGAACCTGCACAATATATGGTTGATGCAGAGGTATTCCAACTTGGTAGAGGTGCCGGTAATGGTAGATTTAGCGATACTAATGATGGTGGAACTAATGCAGGTTCTTCGGGAGTAGTTCCTCTGAAGACATATAAGTTTTATGATATTTTCCCAACAAATGTTTCTGCAATTGACCTTTCATATGATTCTTCAGATACTATTGAAGAATTTACAGTAGAGTTTCAAGTCCAGTACTGGACAGCTGGCGAAGCTGGAGATCAAACTGGGGTTGTCTTAACTTAATAAATAGTCTTATCATTAGAGTTAGAAATAAATCATGGCGAAATTATTTGGTTTTTCGATTGAAGATAATGATTCACAATCACCAAATCAAATTTCCCCCGTTCCTCCTAATAAGGAGGACGGGGTTGACCACTACTTAAGTAGTGGTTTTTTTGGTTCTTATGTAGATATTGAAGGAGTTTATAGAACTGAATTTGACTTAATTAAAAGATACAGAGAAATGGCACTTCACCCAGAGTGCGACAGTGCTATTGAGGATATTGTAAATGAAGCTATTGTATCAGATACCAACGATAGTCCAGTTCAAATTGACTTAGATAATTTGAATGCAAGTGATGGTATTAAAAAAAAGATACGACAAGAATTTAAGTATATTTTAGAACTTTTAGATTTTGATAAGAAATCTCATGAAATTTATAGAAATTGGTATATTGATGGTAGATTGTATTACCACAAAGTAATTGATATTAAAAATCCACATGAAGGTATTCAAGAATTGAGATATATTGACGCAATGAAAATGCGTTATGTTCGCCAAGCAAGAAAAAAAGAGAGAGACAAATACAATGTAGTGAGCAGAAATAGTGAAAATCCAAATGATTATGATTTCCCCGAAATCGATGAGTATTTCATTTATACTCCAAAAATGACTTATCCTACCGGAACACCAGCACCAGGTACTCTTGGTGGGTCGAATGCCGGAATTAAAATGACTAGAGATTCGGTCACTTATTGCACCTCAGGTCTAGTAGATAGAAACAAAGGATCAACATTGTCCTATCTTCATAAGGCAATTAAGTCTCTCAATCAACTTCGCATGATCGAAGACAGTCTTGTTATCTACAGATTATCCCGTGCTCCAGAACGTAGAATTTTCTACATTGATGTAGGTAATCTACCTAAGGTAAAGGCAGAGCAATATCTTAGAGATGTTATGATGAGATATCGCAATAAACTTGTATATGATGCAAGCACTGGCGAAATCCGTGACGACAAAAAACATATGAGTATGCTTGAAGATTTCTGGCTTCCTCGCCGCGAAGGAGGGAGAGGGACAGAGATTTCAACACTTCCCGGTGGACAAAATCTTGGGGAAATTACAGATATTGAATATTTTAAAAAGAAACTATATCGCTCACTAAACGTACCAACATCAAGAATGGATGGTGAAGGTGGATTTAATCTTGGAAGGTCATCAGAAATTCTTAGAGATGAACTGAAATTTAGTAAATTTGTATCGAGACTAAGGAAGAGATTCTCACATATGTTTAATGATATGTTAAGAACTCAACTAATTTTAAAAAATATTATTACGCCGGATGATTGGCAGCAACTAAGTGAGCATATTCAATACGATTTCCTATATGATAATCACTTTGCGGAATTAAAGGATGCAGAGTTGCTAAATGAGAGATTAAATATGGTTCAAGTAGCAGAACCATATGTTGGAAAGTATTTCTCACAAGATTATGTAAGACGTAAAATATTACGTCAGACAGATGTTGAAATATTGGAGCAAGATGCTCTGATTGAAAAGGAAATTGAGGATGGAATAATTCCCGATCCAAGTATTCCTGTTGACCCAGAAACTGGAATGCCTCTAAGCCCCGAAACTGCTTCTATGGATTTGGGACAACCAGTAATGGAACCCGATTTAAACTCTCAAGCTCAATCAACCGAAATAAAAGATAAGACTACAGAAATCCCCAAGGGTGGTGAGATATAAATAAAGACAGTTATTAATTTGGATTATAAAAATG